TTACCTAAGGGCTAATAACTTACCTGATGAGACTATAGGGGTATAGTCGAAACGCCTTCGGGCGTAGTAAGACCCATTAAAACAACTAGGAGTAACACAAGATGAAACTACGATTAATTGGAAGTAACCAAACAGAACTAGACTTAGGCTTTGCTCAAGTGTTCTTTAGCTACGAGACACCAGTAGCCGCTAGAATAACCGATGGCTCATTAATACGCACTCAAACGCGTTACAGTGTCACCACTACAAAACACATAAACGCGTGGTTGCAAGGTTGCGATTGTGACAGAGTGCCTCAGGAGCGCATAGACTGCTTGCTAACGTCTGCTAGTGAGTGTAACCCTGACTATGATGAGGTGACAGCATGAATAAGTGTACATTGATGAGCGTACAGGTAATAGATTTTTATCTTGATTGGTTCAATAACTACCTGACAGTGGAAAAAATAGCAGAACATCATGGGTTAGATGTAGATGATGCAAAGGCACTAATTAGCATGGGGCGGTATATGCACCATAGACACGTTGAAATGATGAATGAGGTGACACAATGAGACTAGATAACATAGAAGCGTTAAAGGTTAGAAACAGGAACGAAAGGGCAGAGAGGTATATTGCCCTTAAAAGACACGAAAACGCTGTCAGATCAACGCACAGAGCGGATATAAGCATATCGTTTATAGCAGGTCTAACCGTAGCAGTGTTGGTCATGGGCTACCATATGCACGTAGGAGGGTTTTAAAATGAAAATCGACACATTGGAAAAACTGGAAATATTAATGTTTGGTCTTAGTGCTGGGCGTGATCTAAATTTTTGCTTAGAAAGATCAGAGCAACACGCCTTATACTTTGGGGATTTTGAGGGGAGGGCGTTCACCGTAAATTGCAACGGAGATGTTGCCAATGGTTGCATTACTGATGAAATGGCTGACTCGTACTCTGTTATGGGTTGCCTTGGTTACGCCAGACAAGACGCTAACACCGCATTTAATACTATTAGAATTATTGCAGAAAAGTAGCCAACATAACCCTGCCAAAGCCTCCACCATGGGGGCTTTTTATTTCCCTTCGTATTTGTTCCGTAGATAGTCAAGCGACACCATCATAACATCCCCTGAGCCGTCATTAACTTCGTGCAACATCCACACGCCACGCCATGACAAGTTATTATGCGGGGTAAGATAATTCTCTTCATGTTGGTAGAATATCCCTGCAAATATTCCGATCATTTGTTTGCCATCTGCACGTCTTGCAAAACTAATAGCCCTGTCTTGAACATGGCCCTGCACTGTACTCATGTGCATTTTGTTTAACATCAAAGTGGGGTTAGCTACTGGTCTCCCCATTATTCCACTGGTAAAGTAGTGTTGGTAGGCAATGTTATCTATGACTACGCATTCCAAAAAGCCATGCACCTCCCAACCCATTTCCTTAAGCTGAAAATCTTTAAACCCTATCAGCCCATCAAGCATGGGATCATCTTCAATCGCGCGTGTGATTCTGTTTTCATGGTTGCCTAACGTGAACACTAATCTAGGGTTCCACTGCTTGTGCTTGTTTGCCTTCAACCTTTTTTGCTCTGCCCTGATAGGTGCAAGGAATTTCTGCATAGCTTCGATGCCTGCGTCTATGTCTTTAGAATACCGCCTACCCTCAAATGATTTCTTGCCCTTGTCGTATGACGAAAGAGATTCCATGTCCCAATGGTCTCCGCAATGCACAATAACATCGGGTTTCTTTTCTGCCGCGTATTTCCCTGCCCATGTCAAATGGTCAGTCGGTGTATTGGGTTTAACTTGAGTATCTGGAATAATAAAATGCTTCATAGAGCCTCACAAAAAAACGCCCCGAAGAGCGTTATGAATTTGTTAAATCGTCTTTTGCAATGGCAAGCAAGCCGCACACTACAAGGACTATGTAGTAAGTAATCATTTCAACCTCATTATGTCTGTGAAGCGCGATTATACTTACCTCCCATCCCTTTAGGTAATGACTTTTCTAAATAAGTGGCATACCAAAAGGTTATTTTTTCACTTCATCCGCTATCAAGAAATCAATGTACTGTTTTGCCTTGCGTAAATCCTCAATACCACCCTTATCACGCCATCGGCTGACATATTTAACCACATTTCCCTCGCAATATCCAAGTTGGTTGCCCAAGATGTAATCAATGGGCTGTATCTCGAGGTCTTTGTAGTGGGTTCCACCTATCTGGATATCCTTACTCACATTGTTATCCTCTGAATTATCCATTTAAACCTGCACCATTCTTAATATGCCATTGTTGATGATGACCAGAACATAACCACATAATATCAAGAGGCTTTGAGTAGTCGCAATGGTGCGCTGTAATGTTTTCCTCGGTGCCGCATACAGCGCAAGGCTCAGGAATCAGTGTTTTGGCAATAATAGCGCGACTAACCAGACGATGCGCCTTGATCTTGGTCTGATTATTAGCTCTATATTTCTTGAAATATTCCTTCCTTTCCTGATACCTGTTACCCCTGTTATGGTCGTACTCTCTACACTTGTCTATATTATCTAGACGATACAGCCTGCTATGCTCTCTGCAACACACAGCGCAATCAAGCTTGTAACCATCGCGGCCAGTCTTGGATTTATAAAATGCGGACAGGGGTTTAGTCCATCCGCATTTGCGGCACTCTTTAGTGTCCATGTTAAAAAGGAATATCTTCAGAGGGTAACTCAGCCACTTGAGGCTTATCCATAGAAGATTGGCCGCCATCAGTGTAGAAAACCTTAACATTACCCAAGATAGGAGTCTGGACACCTTTCTCTCGCTCTTCTTTGTCTATAGACTGACTGATAAAGCCGTTGTTCTCATACTGGTCAGCAACCATAGTGTCTACAAACGTAGTGAGATCAAGGTAAGTACCCTTTTCTCCCTTGTATAGCCGCTCTTTGTCGATCTTTGTTACATCAATTCTTACTGATAATCCTACTTTCATTTTAAATTCTCCGTTTCATTAATAATAATATCAACAGCTTTTTGTACTTCAGCCGCCAACTTCTCTATGTACTCGTCATCTCGCTCCACCCTAATAATTAGGTAATGAGGCTTTTTGTCAGAGTACGCCATTAAATCCCACCACTTAGCACCTGTAATCATCATGCAACCCATGATTTGTTGCTTGTACTTAGTAACAAAGGACTTATTGTCTCTATGATAGCCTACCATGTTAGCAGGACATTTTATCTCTAGCCCTCCCTCAAAATTGCCATCGCTATCTTTAATAATACCATCTGGACTGCAACCAAACTCCTCAGAATCGTCCAATATAAACCCATATTCTGTGACTTTTTGCTCAGTTATGAATGAATAATATTCACGCGCTTCAGGCTCTAAAAAACTACCGCGAGCCATGTGCTCATTCACGTAAACAGGGACGCGAACACCATTTAACCTTTCATCTATCAACTCATCAATGTATTTTGCAGAAGAGATGCTTGGCTTCCCTGCGGAGGTAATCAGCTTGTTAAACATGGAAGCAGAGGGTCTACCCAATCTTGAGGCAAACCACTCGTCACTTCCTTGTTCATGGTCTAAGATTATCACTTATTAGCCTTAGCATTCAGTGCCGCTACAGCTTTAGAGTAGTGGACAGCTAACATATCATCCACTGAGGTTGCTTTGAAGTGCTTTAGAAAGACTTTAACATCTACTTTATGCTCTTCGATTAGCCCTTTGATCTCTTTAGCCTGATCGCCAGATACTACAGCATTTTTACTTTGGTTATTCCTAATCATTGCCGACTCTGCATCATCATCTGCCGTTGGAATTCCTGCAATAGACTGCAAAGCGTATCGTCTTGCGTAAGTAATGGCGCTTCCTGCCGCTTGTGGATCAGCTTTAGTTGTGGGTAGTGTGTAGGAATGCTCCAAATACTCTCCAGATTCATGCATTAATAAGGTTGATACACCAATTCTACCATCGTCATTCGTTGGAAACTGAGTGTAAGACAGACCATGATTTGCAAACGGCTCTTTAATGGCCTTAATGACTGAAGTTAGATCAGCATAATCAGACTTAAAGAATGGGTTTTTACTATCCTTAACTGCACCGCCCATTTCTGCTTGTGCTTTGCATAAAGATGCCGCTAGATTTTTAATTGACTCGCTCGTATTCATTGTTCGCTCCTCGCTGTAGCATTCGCCTCTAGGGTGTATGCCTTACCAAAACCTTTGTAGTATTTAGCTGACTCTCCGTCTTGCGCTTCGTAACCATGTATGCAATCGTACTCGCCTCTCTCAAAGTCTGAGAAACTTTCCAACAT